AAAGTTTTAATATCGTTTACAAAAGAGAATATAGAGATCCTGAAGCAGAATATGATACGTTCTGGTCTTCATCTACAATTTATAGAAACGTTCCTATATCTAAAATCAAATTTTACAGAAAACAATTACTTAAATTCAAAGACTATATGAACAACACGTATAGAGAAGACGCTAGTAATTTCACAGGTGCTACTGGTATTGAGATAGTATATCCAGATGAGTACTACCAAACATACGAAGATGTGTTCGGTCCTGAAACGGCTGCAGGTGATGACAATCTATTCAATGACTTCGGTCAGATGTACAATGGTAGACAAGGCTTCAGAAAAGATTTTGATCCTGATTTCACAAAGAATTACAAAACTAAAAAGAAAGACCCAAATTACATATACAACTTAAACTAGGAGGACACTATGGCAAATGTAGAAACAGATGTATTTTATTTCAAAGATGATGTAGGTAAGAACTTATACAGAAAGAAAACTTACTACACCCTTTGTATTGAACAAGACGTATTGGCAGACAACAAAGACGAAGCCGATCAGAAATTTTTAGATGGCGGTGGTATCGCACATAGTAAGATCACAAAAGATATTACAGACGCCAACGAGGGTGTTGAAACATTTATGGTTGACGCTAACTATACTGAATCAGATGATACGAAGTTTATCGGTAAAGTAAAATATGATACTGATACTTACAATCAGACACTTGACGAAGCAGCAGAGGCTGAAGATATACACATTGACACTTGGGCTGATGAAGATGAACCACACCAATTAACAAAGATTAGTTTAAAAGAAGAGTCAGATGTTGATGTTGCAATTAATTTAGAAAACGAAAGTAAACTAGGTAAATAATGAACGGATATTTTGCAGTACAATTAGATAAACAAAGTTGTAACGTTGTAAAAAAACTTGCTACAAAAGATATACTTGTTTCAGATCACGTTACACTTGCATATAAACCTATCAAAAAAGTTTATGACAAGTACTCTAAACTTGTAGGTAAAAAAGTGGGTGTGTTTATTAAAGGCTATAGAGCAAACAATCACATTGACGCATTGTGGGTTGATAATATGTTTGATAAAGATGGTAACAAAATCAAAAGACATGATAAAGGTGCTGCTCATATCACATTGTCACATAAGACAGGATATAAATCAGGTGACGCTAATACTATGTTTACAAACCCTAAAGTAAAAGATAAGAAGTATGGTTACGTAGAAGGAAAGGTGAAATATATAAGTTATGTTTATTAAAGAAAGAGAATACCTAGTCAAATTAGAAATGGCAATTGACAAATTAAATACAAAAGATTATAATGGTGCCAAAAAAGATATTACATGTATTAAAGATGATATAAAAGAAGATATTGAAAAGTTTGATACATGGGCAGACGAAGAGTCTAAAAAAGAACCTATGATTGTAACAGGATTAATGAGTCAAGGAACATAATGGCATTATTATACACAAAAAATACAAGTGGTGCTATTCGTAGATTACGAAGAAGAAAACCAACTAAAGAATATTTAGCTGCACTTGCTAAACACGTAAAGTTTTTACGTAAACTAGGTTTCAAAGTTGACGCAAAAGGCAGAATAAAATTAGATAAGAAAGGTAGATACAAAATCAATACATTTGTACCATATGAATCGACCAAACGAGTATCTATTCCTTTGTCTAATAAGGTGGGTCATGGTGGTACTAAACCAGATAACTCTTGGAAGATTGAGGCAAGTAAAAGATTTACGGTTGCCCCAGCATATAACAAAGGACCTTATCAGGTCATTGCAAAAGAGGATATCAAAACAGCAGGAAGGAAGATATGATGTGGAACTTTAAAAGTGTTTCATTGTTCGTTGCTTCATTGATCGTAGTAATATTAGTATCAATGACAATGGCGAATGCTAATCCAGTAACTAACTGGTTAACAAACGAGAAAAACAAAATAGTTGAGTATCAAACAAAGAGTTGGGCAGATAGTAAAGCTCAATTGGCTAATACAAAAAAATCAATACTAAATTTGTTTAAGAAGAAAAATGCTACACAGAATTAGTGATTTTTGTAAGAAGATTGATAGTATTCAGGCTCAGAGTAATAGGTTGTACAATATGAAATACAAACAACCTAAAACTCCTGAGCGGGATGCTGAGATTAATCACTTAATCGCAGATATACAATCTCAATGCAAATTATTAGGAAGTGACAAAAACCCTTATAATACGTGATTTTTAGGGGGCTTGACAAAAAGACTATTTTATGATAGAATTAACTTATAAACTAACAAAAGGACTACATTATGATGACTAAAGAACAAATATTTGAAGAATTTAAAATTGCAAAAGAAAAAGACATTGCAAAATCAAAAACAAAACCACCATACGAAAACGTGTTTACAAATAGACTCAATCTATTAAAATCTCATAGGGATGCTAAGAAATCAAATCCTAAATCTTACAGACATTTAGATATTAATTTTGATAATCTTATACTTGCTTACTCGGCACCTGTGCCTGTAGATCATTTCTATAAAACAATATTTGGTAAGACACTTGCAGAATACGAACATCAAAGAAGATTAGATGATCTTACAGAAAAACAAAAAGAAAGAGAAGAAGCTAAAAAATTAAAAGAGAAGGAAGATAATGAAAAGACCGTTGTTTCTATTAATTAGTTTGTTGTTGCTCTCTAATTGTACCAGCATGAATCAGTCCACTATTGGTTCTTCAACCACAGCGGCTGTTGCTGGTACAGCGTGTTATACGTATTTGAGTGATAATCCTGCAGTTGTGGCTACGTGTGCTGTTGCAGGTTCATTTAAAGGCGCTGACATTATGAATGCTGAAACAGACGATCAATTAATGACTAGGGCATTTGTAGATCATTTAGACAATGCACCTAATAGTCCTGGTTTTACTACATGGATGAATCCTAAAACTAATAGTAATGGTATTATTAAGACTACAGGTTTCTATCTAAAAGGACCTATCAAGTGTGCTATGGTTGAAACTACACACGATCAAACATTAGACAATACAAGGTTCTTTGATTCAATACTATATGGCAATCCATATAGAGCAATGAAATGGCATGAAGTGTGTAAAATGCCTGACGGAAGATGGATGTATGTTGACTAGATTATTTTTTATAACTTATATGATGAGCACTTTGTTATTTGCAGTAGATTTACATGCTCAAGACTCATTTGAAAACACAATGAAGAAGATTGAGATGTTAGAAGGCAATAATACAAAAGTTGAATACGATAAAATACAACCTATTAAGGATCAATATTGTTTTATCAAAGTTGAGATAAGAGAATTAGACAATGGCGAGATTGTAAAACAAGAAGTGGTAGAGTGTGCTGATGGTAGAAAGGCATATGACGGACCTAGTTATTGGGAGTTGTTCGCTCAATTCTACTATAGAGATATGTTTACACCTGCTTATTGTAGATATTATGAAAGGCCTAACCATGCCTATCATAAACCTGGCAAAGTATGCCTTGATAAAGATGGTAATTGGGAGGTAAGAAAATGATTAGAGGTATAATAACCTTATCAATATTGTGGATTATCCTTGCATTTGCATGGGATCCCTTTACGTCAACCGTTGAGAAAACACAGGCTGTTGACAAAACTAAAGAAATGGTATATAATGTGTTTAATAATGTAAAGGAGAAGGTGAAAGATGAGTAAAGTACTCAAATATATAATGATAGGTTTTATGGGAGTTGCACTTGCAAATTGTTCAAGTAGTACCTATAAAATCAAACAAGAAAAGGATAAACAAGTCCTTAAGGTACCGTCTTGGTATATGAAAGATTATAACGAGAAAAAAGAATGTGGTACTAAAACGTTCGGCAAAGGCAAAGATAAAGTTTGTATCTTTGGTGTCGGTACGAGTGTTTCGCCAGATTTAGAACTTGCAATTGAAAAAGGTATGATGATTGCAAAGGCTGAACTTGCTGATAAAGTAAAAGGTGAAATGAATAAGAAAGCGAAAATATTTACTACTGAATTAGGTAAAAATACTAATAAGACCGTAGTTACAGATGTTGAAACTACATTGGTAAATATAATCAAAAATACACCAGTTAGAGGTTATGAGGTATTTGCACAAGAAGTAACTCTTACAAAGAATGGCTACTACAGAGCATGGATTGGTTTGAGATTACCTATGGGTGAGTACAATAAGATGTATAACTACTCTATTGAAACCGTAGTTGACGCTTTCAAACTAAAAGAAATGGCAGAAAAGGCCTATGACGAAGTAGAGGTTATTGCTAGTGAGTAGTAAAATAGAAATATATTCAAAGCCTAATTGCACCTATTGTGTAAAGGCTAAAAACCTGGTGAAGACACTAGGCTTTGAGTACAAAGAAAAGATGTTTGGTAAAGACTTTAAAACACCAGACGAGTTGTTTGAGGCCGTAGGTAAACAAGTAAGAACTATGCCTCAAATAATTATAGATGATAAACATATCGGTGGGTATAACGAGTTAGTTGAATACTTTGCTGATAAAGGTCTAGTAAACTTTAAGGGTGAGAGAATATAATGCGTAAATTAAACACCGTTATCTTACTAGTACTATTAACTATAGCAATATGTAATTCAATTGCTATAAAAAAACTTAATGATGAAGTGTTTTGGCCTGAAGGCATAATGAAACCACTTAACAAATGATGGTAGATAAAAAAGATACACCTGATAACGTAATATTGTTTCCTAAAATTCCTAGAAGGAGACCTAATAAACAGGCACAGGAATTAGACGCTAAACGACAAGAGATTATGAGATTGCAACATAATAAGGTTTATGTACAGGCAATATCTGAACAGTTAACAGAAACAATGCTATTGACATTAAGAGATGAGAATATTAATATAACAGACAAAACGTTTTTAAGTGACTATAAACTATCACTAGAGGCAATCAAGTCAATGTTGTTAAGAGTTGTACATTTGAAACACCCTTTACAAGAAAGAGTTGATAGGGCTGTACAAACAAAAGGTGAAGGCAAAGACATTTATGCTATCACCATTGACTATAAAAAATTTTAGATTAGGTAACCATATGAGTAACATTTATATAATTGCAAGTATATTTATCTGTCTGGCTGAACAACGGTTAAGAGGTTGTAAGGCATGGGTAGAGAGGGTTATGGCCGAATGGCTGAAGACACTCTATTCAGTTGTTAGTAGGGACTATCTTACTCATAGATGGACTCTTCCTGAAAGCTTGTGGGTGAGTTCCAACAAGACCCACGACGGACACATATGGTTTCCTAATCTAAAGAATTCCATAAAGCACTTTGGGATAGTTGCTAATGTTGGCAAAGTTAGTAACTTTAATCAATGCCATACAAGAAGGAGTGAATTGAATGTTTAAATCATTATTCGCAAATGACTCTTTAAGAGTTGTAACTAAAGCTAAAAAAGCTGAAACAAGAGGCAGAAAAACTTTGTCAAAAAGACAAAAAGTTTTAAACCTTTTAAACAAAGGTGAATCTGTAACTTGGAAAACTTTAAGAAACAGGTTTGATCTAGTATCACCTAGAGCACTTGTTGATACTTTAAGAGCAGAAGGTAACATGATATATGTTAACCAAACTGCTAAAGGTACTTCATACAGAATGGGTGTACCAACAAAAGCGATTATCGCTGCTGGTATCAAAAAATTATATGGGACTCCGTTCGCATATAAAAATGCCTAATACTCAACGAGTATAAATAGATGTATAGGGGTAGGGAGACTTACCCCTTTACATAACAAAATGAGGAGGGCATTATGCCAATGACAACATCACAATTACATGGTATGGATACAGCAGGTTCATCTGCTCCATTATTACATGAAATTCTAATCAAAGTAAACAACGCCAAAGACAAATCAAAGAAGATTGACGTATTAAGAGAACACGATTCAGTACCATTAAGACAAGTACTGAAAGGTGCTTTTGATCCTAAAATCAAATGGGATTTACCAGAGGGTACGCCACCATACAAAGAGAATGACGCACCAGCAGGTACTGAACATACTACACTACATACAGAAGCCAGAAGATTATGGTACTTTGTAGAAGGCGCTAACGAAAAACTTTCTAAATCAAAAAAAGAAACTATGTTTATTCAAATGCTAGAAGGCCTACATAAAGATGACGCTAAACTTTTAGTTGCAGTTAAAGATAAAGAACTGAACAAAGTATATAAAGGTTTAACTGATTCTGTGGTTAAAGACGCATTTAGATGGAACGAAGAATACAAAACCATCGGATAACATAAGTATTATAGAGTGATTCTATAAAATTCAACTATAGGGTGCAGAACAAAAGTAGAACATCTACTTGACAACTTGTCGCACCCTATATATCCCATTGATAAATAACGATAATTTACTCCATTTTTTGCTTGCTTTCTACTTCTAATTAGTGTATATTAGCAGTATGAAAACAACAAAAGAGAGAGGATAATAAATATTATGAGTAAAGTGAAACAATGGGCTTGGGACGAAGCCGAAAACAAAGTTGATAATATCATTGCCAAACTAACATCTGGCGAAATAGATAGATCAACTGCTAAGACTAAAATTATGAAAGTTGATAATTTAGAATTAGTCGGAATTGATGAACACAATATAGATGAAGTTATTTACGAGGCTCATGCTAATGCGTAAATCATTTTTTATATTATTCTTATTATTCATCTACACATGGTCTTGGTCCATATTCAATGTTGCCAAGGCTGATGATTATAACACGGCTGTTATAAGTCATGTTATATCAGAAAAGATTAAAGGCACAAATATTGATACATCATATATTATGGAACAAGAAATAGAAAAACTTGCCCATAAATTTATGATCGATTCAGTTACTATATTACAGGCATACCTGCCTCAAATAATAGAAGGTATCGCTGCTGATTTAAGATTACAACTTGACGAGAAATATAAGGAACAAATTTTAAATGGTAACAACAACTAGAAAAACTAAAGCACTAAAACTTAAAAGAAAACTTAAAAGAGAATTGTCTGGTAAGCGTAAATATATTTCAACTTACAAAGATATAAAAACTTTTTTCAAGTTATTCAATTCAGCACTATTTGATAATAAACTTTCACCTTTTGGGCAAGTAGAAATCAAAGACCTAAAAAGACAAAAATGTATAGGTCAAGTTGTTGTATTAGAGTGGAAAAGAGCAGGTACTAGATTGTACAAACTAGAGATGTTACCTTCTTATCCGAACAAAAAAGATTTCTTGGATACACTAGTCCATGAAATGGTACATTTATATCAAATGCAGAATTTAGGCGATACAGGTAACCACAATGACTTATTCTGGTCCTTTGAACCTAAAGTAAACTACATCGGTTTACGATTATAAAAGAAAGTTATATTATGAGAGGTGAGAAAAATCATATTGACGAGTGGTTACAAAAACAAATAAAGAATGGTATTACTATTATTGATAAAGTATTAAACAATAATATTAATGAGTGGGAATTGTATTACACAGGTCATCTACAAAAAGATATACTAACAAATTTCCCAGGCAGAACTAGTAAAAAGATTTTCAAAGGTTATAGAAACCATTTGAACAATAACAACCTTGTGTTTATACAAAAGAAGTTTGAAGAACACGGTTATGAATATTATGTAAAGAGAGGTATATAATGAAACTATTGAAAAAACATAAAGAGATATTAAACGAATTAATCAAAGGTAAAGGTTACTGGAAAACACCAACCGTACCTAAAGATTACAAAGACAAAACAAGTGTGCTAGATACACTTGTGCCATTGTACTTAAAAGGCTTATTGACGTTTCAAAGACAATATGACATACCACTAATCGGACCTAGTAACGAACACATGGTTAGATTTAAATGGTATGATGTTATGATTGATAAAAAGAAAACAATAAAAGATTTAAAAAAGGTGGTCAAAGATGGGCAAATCGTATAATTGGCATAAACTATTAGAAAAGACCTGGTTATATACGAAGATATTTTTTGCAGTACTAACTTTAATGGTTGCTGCTTACGCTTACGGTACGTATAATCCTAATCAAACAGCAAAGGCTGTAGTAAACGAAGAACTTGATCTATTCTATATGAAAAAAATAGAAGAAATGGATCTACAAGAACCTGAATTTACATACCATAACGATATTCAATTCATACGTGCTATGCACAAATGTATAAACTATATTAACTTCACATTACCAAAAGATAAAAGAGTACCCTATGAGATGATTATAGGTCAGGCTGCGTTAGAGTCTGGTTGGGGTAATAGTAGATTTGCTGTAGAGGCAAATAATCTATTTGGTATAAGAACATGGAGTAAAGATACTCCACACCTCTTACCACAAGGCATAACAAAATGGCCAGGTTGGGGTGTGAGAGCTTTCGCTAGTAAATGCGATAGTGTTAAAGAATATGTAAGGTTGCTAAACAACCATAATGCTTACAAAGATTTTAGGGAGTTAAGACAAAAGATGTTTGATAAAAATCTACAACTTGATTCTTTTCAACTTATTAAAACTTTAGATAAGTTTTCTACTACACCAGATTATGACAAAAGAGTTATAAGAATGATAAAGAAAATAAGAAAACTAGAGGAGAACAAATGACGTTAGAGTATGGTATATTATTGGGCTTCATAGGTTGCTCAGTATCATTTATTGGTTTGTTTATTGCATATCTAGTAGCAAGTAAGCACGTTATGAAAAAGAATAAACCAAAAGAAAAAGGTCCTGTTGCAGACCTTATGAGAACGATATATGGAGAAGACTCTCAATGAATTATGCACAATCAGAAAATCACAAAAGAAACGTAAGAGTTTTAGCAGAGGGCGCTCAAGGCAAAAAGATGACACGTAAGGTTGACTTATGGGAATACGAGTCGCTTGCAGAATGTATTAGAATGGATCAAGTACCTGCTGAAGAAATTGCAGAAATATTTACTGATAAAGCGTACTATAAATGGTATAAAAAGAAGTATTTTACAGCTTGACATTGCAGTAGAATTGATATATAATAGACCCTATGATACACGAAGAAGATTTAAAAAGACAAGAAGACCCAAAAGTTAGAAGACTAAAGTTGTTAGCAAAAGCATGTGCTAATGCTCAACTTGACTCTTTCAAAAACTTATGGTATAATAAGTTAATTGAATTAGGTAAACAATACAATATGACAGATTATGTTACCAGAAAGTTATTACACTAATGAATATATTTTACGTAGATAAAAGTCCAAAGAAATCAGCCAAGATGATGTGTGATAAACATATTATCAAAATGATATTAGAGTCTGCTCAAATGCTATGTACAGCAAAACGTGTACTTGATGGCATTGAATATACAGACTTCACAAAGAATGGTCGTAAGATAAGAAGATGGCGATTAGAAAACCCTAACGAAGAAGCAATCATATACAAGGCAGGTTGGCTAAATCACCCTAGTACACAATGGGTACTAAAGTCAGCATACAATTACGTATGGTTATTTCAACACTTCATGGCTCTTAACGAAGAATACAAATTAAGATGGCAAAAAGATACAGACCATGTATCAGTAACCAAACTTGCTGACCTATTAAGACACCCACCTAAAAATGCACCACTAAATGTTATAGGCACAGACGCTACACCAGCAATGCCTGACCATTGTAAAATTGCAGGCGATGTTGTTGGCTCATACAGAAAGTATTACATACTAGAGAAAAGAAGATTTGCCAAGTGGGAAAAACATGGTGCAGTTATGCCTGATTGGTACAAAGAAGGTATCGCTGAACATGATAAAAGAACGAATACAAACCAAGGGTGATGACCTTAAAATGTTGCAAGGCCATGATAGACTTGCATATTTAATTGACATTGCCAAACACGTAGAATCATTACCACAAGAAGTAAAAACAGAAACAAATAGAATACGAGGTTGTGCTAGTAATCTATGGTTAATTGGTGGAGCAAAAGAAGATAATACAATGATATATAAAATAGACGCTGACGCATTTATAACAAAAGGCACAGCGAAATTAATAACAGACCTAGTTAATGGTTGTCCTAAAGATGAAGTGGCTGCTCTTACACTAGAGGATTTCATCCCTTTAGGTATTAGAGAATTACTTACAATGCAAAGACAGAATGGATTAGGGTCATTAA